TGGGCATTGTTCGTTTTGCAGAACTACTAAGGCAAGAGATAGCTACTCGTTTTCATAACCTTGATGTAAAAATTTATGGCGACCCTGCTGGTGACTTTAGGGCGCAAACAGATGAATCAACCCCATTTCAGATACTAAGAGGTGCAGGATTAAAAGCTATACCTGCTCCAAGTAATAGTGTTGACCTCAGATTAGAATCTGTTTCTTCTCAGCTAACTAAAATGGCAGATGGCAAACCTGCGTTTTTAATAGACAGGCGTTGCCCTTCTTTGATTAAAGGATTTCAAGGTGGGTACTGTTATAGAAGGATGCAAGTGTCAGGAGAACGCTTTGATGATAAGCCAGAAAAGAATATGTACTCTCATATTCATGACGCACTGCAATATTTAATGCTAGGTGCAGGAGAAGGAAGGCAATTAATTTCTGGACAAAAGCCATTAACTTCGTTTATAGCTAGAAAAGACTTCAATGTTTTTGACAAAAAGCCCAGTGTTAGGAAAACATCTTCAATATGGGCTAACTTATAGGAGAGTATTATGTGTTTCGGAAGAAGTAGAACACCAGAGCCTAAAAAAGACCCTGTTGTTGAGCAAGAGTTAGAATCGAAAGAAGTAATAGAAGAAAAGAAAAAAGAAGAAAATAAACAAAAAGCTCTTGAAGCACAGGTTGCAGTCAAAAGAGGTGGCACTGGAAGACGCTCTTTGTTAACAGGTGGTGGTGGAATTGGCTACTTTAATAAATACAAAGGGATGATAGGCTAATGTATATAGCAGTAAAAGGTGCAGATGATTCTTCTATTGTATCTTCTGTCATAAAAAATTTTGAATCTGCAAAAACTAAGCGAGAGCTTATGGTCGAGCTTTATGAAGAGTGCTTTGAGTACACACTTCCGTATAGAGAATCATTCCACCAGAAATCAGCAGGTCAAAGAAGAGATGATAAGATATTTGATGAAACTGCTGTAGTTGGTGTTCAAGAGTTTGCATCAAGATTACAGTCTGGTTTAGTTCCTAACTTTGCAAGATGGGCTGATTTTGTTGCAGGAAGTGAAGTTCCTGCTGAAGAAAAAGATGAGATTAATAATGACCTTGATGCTATTACAGAGTATGTATTTGAGATTCTTCAAAACTCAAACTTCAGTCAAGAAATACATGAGTGCTTTATTGACCTTGCTGTTGGTACTGCCGTTCTTCATGTTGAAGAAGGTGATGCAATTCACCCTATTCGTTTTAGTGCTGTTCCCATTCCCCATGTTGTTTTGGATACTGGCCCTGATGATAGGGTTGACCATGTGTACAGAGAAAGGTCTATAAAATATTCTGATATTGAAATAGCTTACCCTAAAGCAAAAATATCTCCTGAGTTACAACAGGCAATAGAAAGAAATCCTGAAACACGCACTAAGATTATTGAATTAGTATGCAGGGATTATTCTGCAAAGAACGAAGATAAGTATTTATATTATGTCTGTGAGCAAAATACTAAATCATTAATTAAGAATGAAACGCTAAAAGGAACAGGAGCTAACCCTTTTATAGCTTTTCGTTGGGGTAAAGCCGCAGGTGAAATATATGGTCGTGGCCCTGTGTGTAATTCACTTGCCGCAATAAAGACTGTTAACCTAATCAAGCAACATATTTTAGAAAATGCGGCTATGGCAATCTCTGGAATATACCAGATGGATGATGATGGTATTATTAACCCTGATACAATTTCATTAGTCCCTGGCTCGGTAATTCCTAAATCCCCACAATCTATGGGGTTACAGCCAATTAAAGCGGCAGGGAATATAGACTTTAGTAATTTTATTCTTAATGATGAAAGACTTAATATTAAACAAGCATTGTATAATGATATGCTTGGCGATCCAAATAAAACTCCTGCTTCTGCAACAGAAGTAGTAGAAAGAATGGCTGACCTTTCTAAAAGAATGGGTGCGGCTTTTGGCAGGTTACAATCTGAAATGGTGCAACCTGTTCTACAAAGAGTAGTTTACATATTAAAGAAGCAAGGAAGAATAGATATGCCAACTGTTAACGGAAGAGCAGTTAAGATTACGTCTGTTTCCCCTCTTGCACAAGCTCAGAACAATCAAGACATTCAAAGTGTTGCTCGGTTCTTAGAATTAGTAGGAGGTAACTTTGGCCCTGAGATGGTAAACTTACTTGTTAAATCAGAAGATGTTGCTGTGTATCTTGCTAAGAAGTTTAGTGTTCCTGATAATCTTGTTCGTGACCAGAAGGAGCGTGAGGAGATGATTCAGATGATGCAACAAATGCAGATGCAACAACAACAGATGGAAATGCAACAACAACAAGGAGAGGCTATTGCCGCAGAATAAACAATTTATTGGTTTAGACGCATATCCAAGACAAGAAGAAATGGAACGTCAAATTAATGCAAATGTTCTTTCTTTATTTAACACCCCAACAGGAGCAGAGGTTCTTAAATATCTACGAAGTATTACTATAGAAGCAGTACATGGTGCTAATGTTACTGATGCAGTATTGCGTCATGCAGAAGGACAGCGTTATATTGTTGGATTAATTGAAAGAAGAATGGTACAAGCAAGTAGGGATAAACAAAATGGCTGAAGAAAATGAACAAGCAACAGAAGCAACCGAAGAAAATGTTTCACGTGAAACAATCCAAGAAACAAGACCAGAATGGCTCCCAGAAAAGTTCAAAACAGGCGAAGACCTCGCCAAAAGTTACCAAGAACTCCAAAGCCAATTTGGTAAAAAAGACACCGAACTTAGGGAAAAGATTACTACGGAACTTGAAAACAAGCGTTTGGAAAATCGTCCTGCTACCGCAGGTGATTATCTTTTACCTGAAACGATTGATGAAACGCTAGCACCAGATAACGAGTTATTACAATGGTGGGCTGAACATTCTCATAATAATGGGTTTAGCCAAGAGCAATTTTCAGATGGAATACAAAAATACTTAGATGCTTTTAGCAAAGTTGTACCTAATATGGAGCAAGAGAAAGCGTCACTTGGAGATAACGCTGATGCTAGAATAGAAGCAGTAGGTCTTTTTGCTAATAAATTTTTTCCAGAAGATTTAAGGGAATCTATTGAGGCAATTACAGAAACCCATCATGGCATTAAGGTACTTGAACATATTATGAGTGAACAAGTAGAAGGTGCAGGGCCATCTTATGACGCTAATGCTGTAGGTCAAATAGATGAAAATGCTCTCAAATCTATGATGCAAGACCCTAGATACCACAATCCTACAAGACAAGACCCTGCTTTTATTAAGCAAGTAGAAGATGGATTTAAGAAACTCTACGGATAAAATTATGGAAATAGGAAAGCTCTCTCTTATTAAAGGGAGGCTTTCTCATGTAATGGCTGTTGCAGAGAACATGAGAATTGAAGATGAATTTGAATGTTCGCTCTTTGATATAAGCCCAATGCAAGCATTACTTATGCCTTTTGCCTTTGATAGCTCTATAACGTATACACTTGTTGCAGATAACAAACCTGTTGCTTTAATGGGTACAGTAGAAACAGAAAAGGCAGGAACAGCTAGAGTTTGGTTTTTGGCAACGGAAGAACTGCATAAACATAACGTATCTTTTCTTAAAGGGTGCAAAGATGTTATTGAATTATTACAAAATAAGTACCATACGTTAGAAAATTTTGTTCCTATTGAGAACGAATCGACTATTAAATGGCTTAAATGGTGTGGCTTTTTATTTGATGAAAGTTATTATTCCCATAATAATTATAAGTTTTTGAAATTTATTCGTTGCAATGTGAATAAAAGTATGTCTTATAATGAAATGTCACAGCCTATTTACCATTGAGCGACCCTTTTGGACAATCGCAGTGAGATGACCCTAGATAGACAACTGCCGAGACAAGTAAAATTTAACTGTAAATAAGGAGATATACTATGGCTAATAGTATTGACACAGCCTTTATCAAACAGTTTGAAGCAGATGTTCACATGGCCTATCAGAGAATGGGGTCTAAGTTGCGGAATACTGTTAGAACTGTTGGTAATGTTGCAGGAAGCGTTGTTCGCTTTCAAAAAATTGCTAAAGGAAGTGCGTCTACCAAGTCAAGAAATGGTAACGTAACACCAATGGAATTAGTACACACCACAGCAGAAGCTACAATGGCAGACTACTATGCCGCAGAGTACATTGATAAGTTAGACGAGCTAAAGACTAACATCAATGAACGTCAAGCTGTAGCACAATCTGCGGCGGCGGCTCTTGGTCGTAAGACTGACGAGTTACTTATTACTGCTATGGATGCAGGTGCTAGCTCAACTCAAATACATGATACAAGTTCTGCTCTTGAAAAAGCTGACGTACTATCATTGTTTGAAACTGTTGGTGTTGCTGATATGCCTGAAGATGGCAATAGATTCTGTGCAATGAATCCAAAAGGTTTTGCAGATTTATTTGCAATAACCGAGTTTGCAAGTGCAGATTATGTTGGTGATGCAAACCTACCATACGCAGGTGGTATGACTATGAAAGAATTTTTAAGTTTTAAATTCTTCTCAACATCTGCTGTAACCGCAGGAAAGAATATGGCTTATCATAGTTCTGCTGTTGGTTTAGGTATTGGTGCTGACGTATCAACTGAGCTTAACTATGTACCTGAAAAGGTATCTCACCTAGCAACATCAATGATGTCAATGGGTGCTGTCGTTATTGATGACGCTGGCATCTATGAAGTCCTTGATAATAATTAATAAGGAGATTTGATATGGCTTATAGTTCAGCTGGTCTTACTAGACTTGGTGGAGATTCCAATGGAAGTATGTGGAGGTACACAACTACAGATGCAATAGCTACTGTTAATTCAGCAGGTTATTTTACTGGAGAAGCTGTAAATATGTTAGCAGTTCGTGACCTTATTGTGGTTCATGACACTAATGTTCCAACTACAAACTTTGTAACTGTTTTATCAAACAATGGTACTACTGTAGATGTTTCAGATGGTACTGCTGTAGCAGAAACAGATGGCGATTAAGGAGTAGGGGGAGAAATCCCCCTAAACCAACATGACAAGTACAGTAGCAGATACATCATTAAAGATTGCAAGCAGGGCATTAATTCTTATTGGTGCTGATGCTATTACAGCATTTGATGATGGGTCTACAGAAGCTACAATAGCTACAAATATGTATGAAGATGTTTGTAGAACTGCTTTAACAAATACTCGTTGGAGGTTTGCTACTAATCAAGCAACATTAAACTTGCTTTCTTCCGCACCTACAGGAAGATATGACAGAGCGTACCAAATGCCATCAGGTTCTTTAATGATTCACGCTGTTACTGTTAATGATAATGTTATTGATTACCAAACGTATGGCGATAAAATTTATGCAGATACTTCTGCAAGCGATTCTTTAATAGCAGATTACACATTTAGGGTAGGTGAAGATAAATTTCCAAGTTATTTTATTCTTGCTCTTGAATATTCTTTAGCGTCTGTATTTGCGACATCTATTGCAAGGGATGCAAACTTAGCAAACCTTATGACAAATGCCGCTTCAAATGCAATGGCAAAAGCAAGAAGCCTTGATTCACAATCACAGACAACAAGAAAACTTATTACATCAAGGTATCTTACTAACAGGAGAAGTTAATGAAAGTAGCTCGTGTTCCTGTAACGAATTTTCAATTTGGTGAAATAAGTCCTTCGTTAATTTCAAGAACTGATACTGATATTTATACTAACTCTGCACAAAGGCTTGAGAACTTTTTTATCCGTGCAGAGGGTGGGGTGGTAAAACGAGCAGGATTAAAACATAGTTATGAGTTTGATACCACAGTAGAAGCAACATCATTTACTATTACAGTTAGTGACTATGCTAATATAGCCACAGGTTCTAAAATACAGTTTTACAAAGATGATGGTACATTAATAACGATACAATTTGAATCCGCAGGTAGTTCTTCTCCTAGTTCTTCTGTAGGTAATACACATTATTTTAGAGCTTACCAAAGCAATAATACTACGGCTGACAATTTATATACTGCTATAAATGCTATAAGTGGATTTACAGTAGCTAATCCTTCTGCGGCTGTAGTTACAGTAGTAAGGGATAACCCACATTCTTCTACATATTTAACTGTAACCTCTACAGACACAACTAGACTTGCAGTTGTTGATATGACAGGTGGTACTAAACAACAGGTAAGATTAATACCTTTTATATTTTCTGATGATGAAAGATATGTAGTTGCTTTAGAAAATGCTAAGATAAAGGTTTTTATTTTAGATTTTACTTCTACAGGTTCAGTTTCAACAGGAGCAATATCATTGTGTAACAATGGTACTTTGACTGCTGATGTAGATGGGGATGCTTTGTCATGGTTGACAGATGCTTACCTAAACGAAATTACTTATGCTCAATCTGGTGATGTTATGTTTTTTGCTCACCAAACTTTTATGGTTAAAAAACTTACAAGG